TTCACAACTTTTACTTCTCTCATGTGTATATACTGCATCTAACCAGTCATCATATGATCCACCACTTATTGCAATTCTATTTAACATATTATACACTTTATTCGCTAAGTTTAAACTGTCTATTGTAAACTCATCTCCTGCCGTACTTACTGCCGTTACTTCATTAATTCCATTACTTCCATCAATCCATTCTGTACTAATCCAATTATTAAATAAATCACTTTGATATGTTTTAATTCCTAATCCTTCTTGACTTGCTTTTTTATATGCTTTATCTAGTGTTCCATCTTTTCCTAACCCTAATCCATACGGACTTTCGCTATTTTCATTTATTACAAATGCCGTTGTATCTCTTACTGCTTCTAGTATATCCATTCTCATATCATCTATGTTGTCCAATGGAAACTCTGTTAATTGAGGTTCTCCTTCTCCTTGATTTTGTGTATTTGCTACATCAAATTGAACTCCCCAACCTACTGATTCTGCTTGTCCTATAAAATTTGTACATACTATTTCCCAATCTCCGTTAGTCTCTGTTGCAACTATTGATTCAAACACTTCTGATGCGTACTGTAATGTACCATCAATATATATTTCTAAATCATTTACATCTGGTGTTCCATATTGTGCGCCTGCATTATTCCATGTTAATTTAAACGTTCCTATTACTGTTGGTAATGATCCACTTTGCGCCGTTGTATCAACCGTGCTTGTGCTTACTATATCTGTAGTTACATCACTATCTGGACCTGTTACCTGTACCATTGCATTCGCTGGTCCTTGTATTACCCATTTATTTTCTAAATCTTCTGCATGTATTACATATCCTCTTTCTTCTTGTTTATTAGCATAGTAATTTTTATATATATCCCAATATCCTAGATATGGTATTCCATTAAAAAATCTATTTACATAATCTGCTCCTCCAACTGTTCTTCCTAATCCTCTCATATTCAAGTAACTGTATATACTACTTGAGTTTATTTGTTGATTATCTCCTTTCGTACTGTCATGGTCTGCATACATTTCTATTTGTGGTAACAATATCTGGCTCATATCCATCCCTATATTCAACATATTCATATGTAATTTTCCATTATATAATCTTACTGGACACTGAAATACGTCCATTTGTACCTTATAACTTCCAAATAATGGTCCTACTGTTGGTAATGTTTTTACATCACAGTCTAAATCTATATCGAAACTATCTCCTGGTAACGCTACTTCACTCATAAAGGGTACTAATGTCCCTGATGACATACTCGATCTCCATATATATCCTAGATCATGCGTACTTCTTTCATAATTTCTTAGACTTACTTCTTGTTTATTTCCTGAGCCGAGTCTATCGCCTCCAATTTCTGTTTTCATATTTCTTTTTTAATTTTATTGTTAATTTTACTTTTTACTTCATCTAATAGCATTATTACTTGTACTATTCGATTCCATGTTATTTTACTTAGTTCTTTCTTCACTTCACTAGCACTCGCCGATTTTTCTGTTAATCTATAATCGCCCATTACCCCGAAGCTTTGACCTTCTATTGTTATCACATGAAAAGGGCTATCTTTAATTTCTTCCCTTTTTATTGTTTCATTTTCAGAAGTCCCAGAGTCTTTGCTGAGGGTTTTTTCTGCATTCACTTGTGATTGTTTTAATTTTGTGTCTTTCATTTGTTTTGTATTTAGTTGAACTTCTTAATTTAATGTACTCTCCGTTTTCTAATCTTCTTTTTAGTATTATTTCACCTGTTTCTGTATCTACATACATACTTTCGGTGCTCCATATCGGTCTCTCATATTTCCTCCTTTCCTTTTTCCATTTTTGTAAATGTTCGTACTGTTGTTTATTGTAACTCATTTTTTCTTATTTTAGTATTAACGTTCTTATATTGTTATATCTGTAACATTTTGTACCTCTATTTGAACTATAATTTATATACAGTTAAATCAATTTTTTCGACCTTTAATAGTTTACATTTGTAACTATTTTTTATCTAATATACACTTTTTTTTTTATCTCGCTATTTCTTGTGCCCCTACTCCATATAACTTTTCTAATCTTTCTAACTTTTTTAAGTATCTTCTGTTGTTTTCATACCTTTTTAATTCCCAATTTTTCTCATCATCTCCGTACCCTAACCTCTTATTTTTTTCTCTCATTACTTTAAGCAATTTAAAGTATTCTTCTTCTCCGTTGCTTATATCCACTTTAATTCCACATACATACCTCTCCTCCTTATCTAATTTTTCTAACCAGAGAGCTTCTCTCTGCTCTTCGTTATAGATTTTATTTCTATAATACACTGGCAACGCTAGTTCTATTCCTTCCCTTGTTTTATACGTTTCTATTGTATCTACTTTTTTATATTTGTTTCTTTTACTATCTCTTCTTTCTAAATACTTACTTCCTATTCCTTTACTTGTAAATATTTTACTATTATACGTCTTATGTTTCTCATCTACTTTGTTCACATATTTCACGATATAATTTATCGTTTTCGCACTCACATAATCTCCTATCCACACTTTTCCATATTTCCATATTTTCTCTATATCCTTCACGTTCTCTGTCCATACAATACCATGCATATGCACTCTTTCTGTGTTCTGGTGTCCCAATTCTGTCACTAACCAATGTCTCAATGTCTTTCCATATTTTTTTCTCCATCTTTCTGTATATCTTCTTACTGCTATTCTGCATACTTCGTTATCTCTATCATATCCATTTAATCCTTTTATTTCGTTATCTATTTTCTGCAATTCGAGTTCTGTGAACGTTAAAGTTATAAACTTAGAGTTCGCATTAACTCGGATATCCTCTTGCAGTCTTACTTGCCAATTCCTCGCTTTTTGTTTTTTACACTCTATACATTTTCCACACCCCACGGGTACCATTAATACCCTTTTGTCTTTAATAGGGGGGATTACCCCCCCATTTTTCTTATTTTTTAGGTATTTTCTATTTTGTATCAGTTTCGGATACAAACACATTATTTTCTTCTTTTCGTTGTTGTAGTTCTTCCAACTTCATTACCTCTTACAGTTGTTACACTATCTACTACATCTCCAACTCTTCCAAATATTTTTTCTAATTGTCCTAAAGCTAATTTTCCTGTCATATACAATCCAACTGCACTTTGTAATAACGCTTGTCTACTCATCTTTGGATTAAATTCTCCCATTCCTGCTTTTTCTAATGCATTCATTAATACATCTGGTAATATTCCAACTTCTTCTTTCATTATTTCCGGTTTTGTTAAGTCCCATCCCGTTAGTGTTCCTAGTACTGTCGCTATTTCTTTGCTATGTATACCATTCTTTGCCATTCCTAAAGCTATTTTCTTCAATTCTGCTTCACTTTGGCTAGCTTCCCATTGTCCTATTAATCCATCTACATATTTTTTTTCATTTTCAGATATTGCTTTTCCTAATTGTTCATCTAATAACGCTTTTGCACTTGCTCCTCTTGCCTGTGCTTCATTTCTACTTACAACTGAACCTGATTCATCTTTTTTGTAACCACCTATTGCTTCTGCATTTGCATCATTTAAGTTAGCTTCTGATTTTAATTTTTTCATTTGTGCCCCCATCATAAGATTCTGCATATCCATCATTTTCATTTGTTGTGCTTGTCCCATACTAGCACTTCCTCCACCTTGGCTTCCTGTTTGTCCTCCTTGTCCTGCACTTCCATACATTAACGCTGGGTTTAACCCTGCATCTTTCATATGTCCTACTTGTGCCCCATAATTTGTTTTGTTCCACATATCCATTTGTAAGTCATGTCCCATTTGATTCAAATTTCTTTGATTCGCATGTTGCATTCCCATTAATTCTTTTGTGTCTCTGTGTTGTCTTCGCTGTGCGTTATGTCCTCCTATCATACCGAGTAAGCTTCCTGCTACTCCTGTACCTATACCGTCCCATTTTCCCATAAGTTTATTATTATTATTATTGTTATTATTATTATTATTAATTTTTTCATTTCGCGCTTTTTTAAAGCGATCTATACCCCTTGATATATAAGAACAGATGCGTACCACCCATTCAAAATAGGGGGGATGCTTGACTTTAACACCCCCCTCATTTCTTACTTCGCTTTAGCCCCTGTACCTTCTGTTGACTTAGCTCCGCTATCTACTTTATCCACTTTTAACTCTATTACTTTAGCTTCACTCTTTTTATCAGATATTTTAGCTTTAGCATCTCGTTTGGCTTGGATACTTCCTTCTACTTTACTCATAGCATCAGTTGCTATTTCCCATCGATCTGTCCTAATATTATAAGCACTTTTTACACCTTCTTTACGTTCCGTAAATATCTCTGGTGCCCCATCACTTATAGGCTCTTTATTACTTACAATTCTTTCTATTTTCCATTCAATAGGCTCGCCTTCTACACATTCTACACTTGTTAGCTGACTTTTCTTCGCTTTTTTATATATATACATCTTTTTCTATTTATAGGTTTGGTATTACTTTTGCACTCATTTTTCTTCTAGCAATAATTTTATTACTTATCTGTACCCAGAAATTTTGACTATCCAATGTTTCACTTGCAAATATGTTATTATACTTACTTGGGTCCACGTACGTTGTTAAATCATCTATTCCTGTTGTTCCTTGTTCATATCTTCTGTTTAATGTCATAAACATACTATTTCCATCTTCTGCAAAACTTCCTCTTGTCTGATTTACATTTGTCATGTAATTAATCCACGCTGGTTGTTTTCCTGCCGTATTATATGTTACTACTCCCGCAGTTGTTGCTTGTGTATCAAACCACGCCATTTGATCTGTAATTAAATCCTGATATCCTATAGCATCTAACGCAGGTTTATGTAGATCATTCATTGTTTTTAGGTTTGTATCCCATTTATTTCCTTGACTGTAATCTATTCTTGGTGTTAAACTTACTATCCCAATTATATAACTAGGTTCATCTACTTTAATTTTAATCTTTCCACCTTTGTTTTTACCTGTCAATCTTCCTCTACCTGCTAATGTTCCTAATGGTTGACTTTCATCTCCAACTACTGTATCAGCTAAACTTACCACTTCTTCAAATGCTAATTCTTTTATTAAGGATCCATGATATATTGGATTCTCACAACTTTTTGCTCTTTCATGCGTATACACTGCATCTAACCAATCATCATAACTT